CTATTCTTTGACCTTGAAGCTGGAGACTTGGCAGTCCTTGGCTGGGCTGGTGACACCATCCGCCCCAAGACTTGGCAAGAGTGTCGTGATTTTGCTTGTTTCATCGGTGGAGCTAACCCGTCTCTTCGCCCTGAGCAAGCCTATAGCCAAGCCCATTTTGATGCCGTGTGTGAAAAATATGGTGATCCATTGGTATTAGATAAGTACCAGACCATCTTCATCGATTCCATCACCGTTGCTGGCAGGCTTTGTTTTAACTGGTGCAAAGGCCAAGCGCAAGCTCATAGTGATAAAACTGGTAAGCCTGATACCAGAGGCGCTTATGGCTTGCAAGGTCAAGAAATGATCAGCTGGCTTACCCATCTGCAACATACCAGAGCTAAGAACATCTGGTTTGTCGGCATTTTGGATGAAAAAGTTGATGACTTCAACCGCCGTTGTTACACTCCGCAAATTGAGGGTAGCAAGACAGGGCTAGAGCTTCCTGGTATTGTCGACCAAGTCATTACAATGGCAGAAGTTATACCCGAAGAAGGTGAGCTTTAGAACCTATATCAAAACCCATGGAATTGGCTAATTTCTCCACTTTTTGGCTACAAAACACAACTTTTCTTTTGAGGTACGGCAAGTACATCTGCAATCAAAATTGTATTTTTCGCTCAAAAATTGAAAAAATTATCTAAAGTCCAGAGTTTTGATATAGGTTCTTACAGAGCCTTTATTTGCCATACACTAAATGAGTGTGGCTATCCAGCTAAAGATAGGTCTCGGCGTTTACAAGCAGTGGAAGAACCGCATCTTGGTAAGTTAATGACCAAGATCAGCCAGCAAACCCCAATCAACAACCAACTTAACTACCAAATCAAAGAGGATAAATAACCATGTGGAATGATTTTAATACAGCAGATAAACAACAAGAATTTGACGTAATCCCCAGTGGTACAATCGTACCAGTACGTATGACCATCAAGCCTGGAGGCTATGATGACCCAACACAGGGCTGGAATGGTGGCTATGCCAGTTGCAATGTTTCTACAGGCTCGGTTTATTTAAGCTGTGAGTTTGTGGTGCTATCTGGCGAATACGCTAAACGTAAACTATGGAGCTTGATTGGCCTTCACAGCCCTAAGAACCTATGTCAGAACTCTGGACCTTAGATAGGTTTTTTCAATTTTTGAGCGAAAAATACAATTTTGAGTGCAGGTGTACTTGCCGTACTTCAAAGGAAAAGTTGTGTTTTGTAGCCAAAAAGTGGAGAAATTAGCCAAGTCCATGGGTTTTGATATAGGTTCTAAAACTTATGTCATTGATGTGGGGATACAAGATGATCTGAACAAGGTACGCAAAACCGCCTCTGATTATGACATGACAGCAGTGGAGGAGATTATGAACAAATCTCCCATCAATGATGCTGTGATCAAACACTGGCAGGAAAAAGCTGGCAATCGTAAAACCATCATCTTTTGCTCAACAGTAGAACATGCAAAGTCAGTAGCTAAAAGCTTCGATGACCATAACATCAAGGCTGTTGTTATACATGGCGGTTTAAGCGATAGGGAACGTAAAGCCACTTTAGTTGAATATGAGCAAGGTGATACGAATGTTATAATCAACGTTGCAGTTCTCACGGAAGGCTATGACTACCAGCCAACTTCATGTGTGATACTGAACTACCTATCAACAGCAGAGAATGCCCGTTATGTATGATGTTCGCAGTTTTTTAGCAATACTTGATGGGGAAATTAGAAATTGCGATTGTGATCAGTGGCCACCCACTGATCCAGAGCAATGTTTTGCCCTCCCTCCCCCCAATGAAGCTCTCGTATTTGCTTTTTGCAAATACTTGCAGAGCTTCAGGGAGGGCAAACTAATTTCCTTAACGGAAATCAGCTAACCTCATAATAAATTGAACCCATAAGTCAAGACGCTGGCTCAATGAACCTCCTACACATAAGCAACTAGATTTACTGCCAGCAGAATACAAGCAAGACTTTGGCCTCAATAAATACCATGCCAGTGCCTTGATCCGCTTCAACTTCAATAAAGCACGCATCAAGAAGATGCTGTTTAACGAGCCTAAGAACCTATATTGAAACTCTGGACCCTAGATAGTTTTTTCAATTTTTGAGCGAAAAATACAACTTTGAGTGCAGATGTACTTGCCGTACTACAAAAGAAAAGTTGTGTTTTGTAGCCAAAAAGTGGAGAAATTAGCCAAGTCCATGGGTTTTGATATAGGTTCTAAGAGGCAAACATTATGAGGCAATGTTTCATCTGCAACCGTGAAGCTAGAGGCTTTGGCTACTTTAACCCAGTGTATAGCATCAATAACCCACTGCGAAGAAGCATAGCCAAGTCGTTTTGCTCCAAAGGCTGTCAGAGCATTTTTACCAACCATCTAAAATACAAAACAGAGAATACTATGAAACAACAACTAACATCTATGGAAATTCGAGCTAGACAATCAATCCTCGAGCCACTGGGCGATTATGTCGTAGCAATTGGTATGGATAAGCCTTTAGCAAACTATAGCCGTGATGAGATTAATGGCTTGGTGGCGGTGGTCATCAACTCCTACCGGAAGTTTATGCAAGACCAAGAAGAATGGAGCAAAACCCTTGATGATGAGGTGCCGTTCTAATGCTAGATTTTAACCACAGACCATCGTTTGCAGATAAGCTCAATGAGCTGATTGATCTGTCATTAACCACAAAAAACAGCAAACAAAAGCCACGAGATTATCTTGGTGCATCAAGGCTTGGTGTTGAGTGTTCAAGAGCCTAAGAACCTACAACAAAACCCATGGACTTGGCTAATTTCTCCACTTTTTGGCTGTAAAACACAACTTTTCCTTTGAAGTACGGCAAGTACATCTGCACTCAAAGTTATATTTTTCATTCAAAAATTGAAAAAACTATCTAAGGCCCAGAGTTTTGTTGTAGATTCTTACAGTTTGAGTTCACCAACACTCCTAAGGATAATGACTTTACAGGTCAAACCTTACGTATCTTTCAAGCTGGGCATTTGTTTGAAGACTTAGCCATTAAATGGTTACGTGATACTGGGTTTGAACTTCTCACAGAGAAAGCTAATGGTTCACAATTTGGCTTTTCTGTCGCTAGTGGCAAGGTTAGAGGGCATATTGATGGGGTAATCACCAAAGCCCCTGATAGCTTGAATCTGACCTTCCCAATGTTGTGGGAGTGCAAATCCCTCAACAATAAATCATGGCAGGATACGGTGAAGAAGAAGCTGGCTAAATCCAAGCCCATATATGCAGCTCAGGTAGCCATCTATCAAGCGTATATGGAAAGTAGCATTGAAGGTATCTCCAACAACCCAGCCTTGTTTACAGCTATCAATAAAGATACAGCCGAGCTATATCATGAGCTAGTACCATTTGATGCCAAGCTAGCCCAACAGCTGAGTGACAAGGCAGTTAACATTCTCAAAGCTACAAAAGCAAATGAGCTACTACCACCCATATCAACAAAGCGAGATTATTACACCTGTAACTTCTGCCCATGGCAAGAAAGGTGCGTTCAATACCAATAACCCCACAGCATTAGTGCATATAGGTAATAGCGAGTAAATATGTCTACTTCCTAGCGTCACTCAAACAATCTACAATCATTCCCCCAGTTAAAAAATAATAGGTAAATAACATGACAGATAATAACATCATCGATTGGCTAGATTTCAACACAGCCAGACCACAAAAAGAAATCCATCACGATACAATTAACGTTGAACAAATCAAAAGTGATGCGTTGCTACGGATAGAGGATATCCTCTTCCATCTCTTCCCCGCAGGGCATAAAAGACATAACAAGTTCTACATCGGTGACATATCAGGCAACAAAGGGTAAGAACCTATATCAAAACCCATGGACTTGGCTAATTTCTCCACTTTTTGGCTGTAAAACACAACTTTTCCTTTGAAGTACGGCAAGTACATCTGCACTCAAAGTTATATTTTTCGCTCAAAAATTGAAAAAACTATTTCAATCCAGAGTTTTGTTGTAGGTTCTAAGAAAACAACCATCAGCAAAACCACAGCCACCAACGGACGAGCTAGGTAGCTACACAGCAAAGTGGGACTATACGGATGCTACAGGCAATCTTATAGCCTGCGTATATCGCTATGACATCGAAAACGGCAAAGAGTTTCGTCCTTGGGATGCAGTCAACAAAAAGCACGCCACACCCAACCCAAGACCGTTGTATCGTATCCCTGATATTACCAATTCTGATGTAGTCGTATTGGTAGAGGGTGAGAAATGTGCTGACTCACTGGCTAACCAAAACATCGTTGCTACCACCGCCATGAATGGCGCACAAGCCCCACTTGATAAAACCGATTGGTCACCGCTACAAGGTAAGCAAGTGATCATCTGGCCAGATAATGACCAAGCTGGGAAGGACTATGCCCATAACCTGTCAA